CTCTAAATTTTCTCCGGGGGAGTATTCTAAGGGACCTTTTTGTAATGCCTCCCCGTCGAATTCTCGGAATTCTTTATTGGAGACACCCGATTTGTGTGTTGTTGCGTCCTGCATCTCCTTTCAAGAGCATACTAACGGCTTAAAACTACCAGTAAAGTCTAAGAATTCGGCAGAGAAGTATTACAAAAGTCTAAAAAACTATATTAGAAGTGGGAGAAAGTGTATGAAAAGTGATCATAAGTCATCCAAGAAATCCAAGAGAAGCGCTCCGCCTGCTCGAAACCTAGAGAATCGTGAGAATCAGTTGATCGAAAAGGCCTATGCGCTAGCCGAAAAGCGTTTAGATGAGGAAACAGCCTCCGCACAAGAGATTGTACACTTCTTAAAGATGGGTACAGCTCGTGCTCAGCTCGAAAAGAAGAAGCTAGAAGCAGAAACTCAGCTGCTAGAGTCTAAGAAGGAAGCAGTCGACTCAAGTAAACGCAATGATGAGAAGTACGAGATGGCCATAGCCGCATTCCGAACGTATAGTGGCGTATCCAGTGATGACTATGAAGAGCTATAGCGAGATGATGTCCTATCGAACCTTCGAGGAACGATACGAGTACTTAAAACTTAATGGCGTTGTGGCTGAAACAACCTTTGGAGTCAACCGCTATATTAATCAGAGCTTCTATACTTCTCCAGAATGGCGATCAGTTAGGAATAGAGTAATCATTCGAGATGACGGCTGTGACCTAGCATGTCGTGATCGCGAAATCTGTGGACGAATCTACATTCACCACATCAATCCCGTCACAATGCTCATGTTCGAAGAGAACGATAGGATGCTGTACGATTTGGATAATCTAGTTTGCGTGTCTTTCGATACACACAATGCAATTCACTATGGCGATGCATCTCTATTGATTCCAGATTACAAACCGCGTACTCCTGGCGACACAAAATTGTGGTAATCGAGGCAAAAAAATTTTTAAGGATGGTAAAAAATGATTGGTTGGATTAGAATCACCAACAATACCTTGTGTTAGTACTTTACCTGCTTTATTTCTTAGTATGGTTTCCCATACAGGGTGTCCGTCTTCTATTAGTCTCTCGGCTACGCGCTCCACGCTCAACCATGCGAATTGCTTCGTTTAGGTTGGCCGAGTCTTCAATCATTCTTTCTCCTATAATAGAGATGGTATTTTCAACGAGGTAAAAGAAAGATGCTCAGTTAATACCGAGCATCAATCCAGTTTATCATTACATTGCATACACGTCTGTTCTCAAACATTTTTGTGAAGCAGTTGTATACAGATTCGTCTTCATCCATTGCTTTAACTACCAATCCTAATCTTTCTACATATTCCATGTCGGGATTAGTAACCTCAAGCAAGTTCATTGTGATGAAACTGTTTACAGCTTTCAACATTTGTTTGATTGTCATTGTATCCTCCTCTGTTTGTCCTATACAGAGATGGTTATTCTAGCGAAAAAAGAAAAGCCCGTGTATTTAACACGAGCCAATCTTTGAATTAGTACCTACGTCCATTCTTAATACGTTCGCGTCTGCTGGATTCGTTCAGTATCGCAACGAACAAGCCGTCTTCACTGAGACCGCATTTCTTAGCAAATTGACGATTGAACTTTTCGTCTTCTGCCTTTGCCTGCATGTCCAGTGCAACTCTTGCCGTAGCGTACACAACGTCCATGAACTTGCCCATTTTAGTTCCTTTCTGTAGTATCCACTCTTATAATAGGGATGGTATTTTTAGCGAAAAAAGAAGACGCTTAGTAATTCTAGCGTCTTCCACTTTGGATTAGTTCTTTTCCATCATGCATTTCCACAGCTCATCAGTAGCTGCCGACATTAAGTTCAGCAGCATTTCTTCTTTAGTGCAAGACTTGTCGTCGCTTGGCCATGAGTCCACAGCCACAGTTTTGACAATCTCGTCAAAGAAAGTCAGTGCTGAATTGTTGTCGTTTACAACTGTAAGTGCCATAGTAATTCTCCTTTCATAACTACTCCTATAATAGCGATGGTATTTTTAACGAAAAAAAGAGACGCTATGTATTTTTAGCGTCTCAAGTGGGTTACAGTGCAATTTTTGTTATGAGTCTTCTTAATAACTTATTGCGTGTGAATACTTCCGCGGTTGCTTCAACCGAATACCGATGTTTTAATTCTAATGTTTCTAAAGCAGCTTCTGTAAATTCTTTTGATGTGCGTATAGTTTCTCTAGTTTCTTCATACAATCGTCCATGCGAAGTAGCATAGGTTTCGAATGTACTTAGATGCTCCGTATACGTATTTTTTACAATACTAAAAGCTTCTATAACTTTCTTTTCATCTCGATGTTCTTTAAGTCGATCACTTAAACCACGGACGTGTTCCAGCATTCGTATTATTCGATACATAACATCTCCTTTCGTAACGTCCTATTGATAGAAAGTAATTCTTGCGAAAAACAAAAAGGAGCCGTAAATTCTACGACTCCACACATTTAGGACTTATGCCGAATTTCATGCTTGAACCTAGTTGCAATTTCGTCTACAAAGCTATAATACAGTCCTGCGAGAACTAGATACGTATTGCGAGCATCATCATAATGCTCGAAGTCAATTGAATCATAGGGCTTATTTTTCAGTCCCTGAATTAACTCCTTTCGAGCAGTTTCTTCAAATGCTTTTGCCTCGCTCATCTCCTTCTTTAAGAATCTGATAATGATTTTTTCTTCATCTGTAACTTTCATTCATACCATCTCCTTTCGGCATTCCTATTATAGACATTGTAAAACTTGCGAAAAAAAATAAAGGAAAGAAGTTCCAGGCTTCGAACCTGGGTCTCCGTTATTCACAATCGGCGTTCTACCATTGAACTATTTGTCCGACCTGCTTTAGGGCTCCGCGCAGTGGTAAGACACCTAAACCTGCCGGGGTTTATACTCCTCTTCTTTCCTATTATAGGAATGGTTTTTTCAACGAAAAAAAAGAGACGCCATGTATTTTTAGCGTCTCAAGTTGGTTACTTAAGATCAGTTCGTTTAACCCATGTTCTCATACCCCATTTTTGCACACCATATCTACCTCTACATCTACATGTTACTCCGAAATGGTGATCATTTATTTCAGAGTATTCTACATGATGTCCGTATTCTTCCATGATTTCTTTGTAGCCAATAGCTTCTGACTCTGCCAGATATATCGCTTCTTTGTAATCAGCTTCACGGACGATGTTGAATTCTTCTTCCTTATACTCACCATTTACATATTCGTTCCAGTAGATTCCTTGTGCTGTATAGGTTACTGCCATAAGTCATCCTTTCTCTGATTTTTGTATCCTATACAGAAAAAGTAAAACTTGCGAAAAAAACTAAGGAGTGGTAAACTCCTTAGCTTAGTGCATAGTTTGGATTATTAGATAACCGGTTCCATGCCTGTGATCGATATTACATAATTGATGTAATCGTTTGCCAACTTTTCGAAACGATCCTCATAGTCGACATCACTCAACACAAAGATTATCGGCTCAAACAGATGTATGATTGCGAATCCGCAATCTATATCTACTGCTATGAACATCCGATTACTCTTTGTTAGTTGGTCTATCTCCTCTGTTGAGGTCGCTCGATAGCCACCGAACAATTCCTTCATTACGTAGACTTCCTTCATAGTCCTTTCTACCTTTCTATCGTGTTTCCACCATGCTATTACATAGGTAGTAATTTTTGCGAAAAAAAAAACTAAGGAGTGGTAAACTCCTTAGCTATTGGTATTAGATGTATCTGTAAGGCAATAATAATTCGTTTAATATTATCGTTCTCCAACTTGAAGGTGCTACGATAATCAAAATGGCTTCGTCATCATTTAATACTATATCGTTAAGCGTTCCGCTATAGTATCTACAAATCCTCTCTACATTTTTATTCGTTAGCTCATTCAAATTGATTCGGTATTGTATCGTTACAAAATCCATTATTTCCTCCTAACAAGTATACCTATTATACACTTAGTATTTTTTGCGAAAAAAAATTAGTAATGGTAAAAAAGAAAAGCCCGTGTATTTAACACGAGCCTGTCTTTTGGTAATAGATTTTTACATTGCGTTCCTGATAATCTGTCCCCTGTTGTTCAGGACATAAGTCTGCGCCGCTATAAGCGAATCGATCATCTGGTCAACGCTCCTCAGGTGCATCTTATACGCCGCGTGGGCTGCTGCATCATGAAGCCGAGTCTCCTCGATCTTCACGGTGAGCTTTCCGCGCTCGCGCCTAAGCTCCCTGAGCTTTGCGTCTGCCGTCTGGTCGAATACGTTTACAGCCTGGTTTGCCTTAATGCCATTGATAACGTTGAACATTTCATTTCCTTTCTGTAGTATCCACTCCTATAATAGGGCGGGTAATTTTTGCGAGGTCGTATGTAAAGGGGGTTAAACGTGACCTATAAAACTGTACATATTGTTAATTGTAAGTCGGCAGCTATTCGTTTAGCTCCTTGGAATCCTAGAAAAGATAAGGAGATAATTGGCATTCGAGATGGGCCGGCTGAAAAAGAAGGAATCGTTAAAGCTGGTAGTAAGATAGACATTGACCCAAACAATATTTGCTATAATTGGCAAGGTCGAAAGTTTTACAAAGTAAGATTACCTGATGGCTGGATTTATGAAGGAGTTATCGATTATGTAGGAGATGACGATGGATGATACAATTCTTGAAACTGTTAAACGAATGCTTGGAATAGCTAACGAAACTACTGAGTTTGATATTGACATACGTACTAATATTAATGCTGCTTTCTTTGCATTGCATCAGATAGGTGTCGGTCCAGATACTCCTTTTAACATTGATGAAGATACTATGTGGGATGAATTCGATACGCAAGTTCCTAAGAGTATGGTATTGGATTATTTGTATTTGAAAACCAAACTGATTTTTGATCCTCCTCAATCCAGCAATGTCATGGAGGCATACAAAGATCGTCTTTCAGAATTAGAGTTTCGCATGAGTGTTACGGTCGACAACGGAAATGGTGTGATTACAGGATAGGAGTATCATGAGTAATGAACTATACCACCATGGTATTAAAGGCCAGAAGTGGGGAGTACGTCGGTATCAAAATACAGATGGTTCATATACCGATGAGGGTAAGCGACGTAGGAATGGCGGATCATCTAGAAGCAGCGACGAGAGTTCTAGTGGTGGCAAAAAGCATTCTCGACTGAGAACCGCTGCGAAGATTGCAGGAGGTGCGGCACTTCTAGGAGGCGCTGCATATTTGGCATCTCGTAAACGTGGCGGTGGCGAGGTTACAAATTCGCTAGCTGTTATTGAAACTCCTGGCGGAATCACTCGTGGTAAAGGGTCCGGACACGTTGGCTCATACACGAGTAATCGAAGTTCTAGTGGATCTAGGTCTAATGGATATTTGAGTGGTAATACGCCAAGAGCTCTTCCGTCTGGAGAACCTAGTGCACAGAAGTCAAAGCGAAAGATCCCTGCTGCAGCTATTGCTGGTGGTTTGGCAGCTGCTGGCGGTATTTATGGTGCTACCAAAGCTGCAAAGTCACGAAAGCGTAAGGGATCTTCTGGTGACGGTAACCTTCAAGGCTTTAGAGGAACTGACGGGAACGGGAAGAAGAAGTCTAGGTTAAAGAAAGCTGCAAAGATTGCTGGTGCAGCAGCCGCTGTGGGTGGAGCTGCATATTTGGCATCTCGTAAACGTGGCGGAAATAGCGAGCCTAATTCATTAGCAGTAGTGGATAAGCGAGGCTCTTCAATAGCCCGTACGAATGGCTATACAAATCAAAATGGAACTAGGCGTTCTGTTGGTAGCTATACAAGTAGAACGAATAATTCGTATGGTTCTTTGGCTGGCAATACTCCTAGAGCTCTTCCGTCTGGAAGCACTCCTACTAAGAAGCGCAGCAAAGCACCTGCCGGAGCTCTCGCTGCATTAGCTGTTGCCGGAGGCGCTTATGGGGCACATCGGCGTAGGAAGAATCGAAAGAAGTCGAGGTAATATATATGGCCAATGAACTTTACCATCATGGTATTAAAGGCCAGAAGTGGGGTACTAGGCGATATCGAAACTATGATGGCACGAGGACTGCTGCAGGCAAAGAACGTCGAAAGCAAGAAAGCGACTATGCTGGCGGTGGTGGAGGAAGCAAAGGCGGCGGTGGAAGCAAAGGCGGCGGTGGAAAGAAAGGTATGTCCGAATCCACTAAATCCAAGCTTAAGACCGCTGCAAAGATTGCTGGTGGCGTAGCTGGAGCTGCTGCATTAGCAGGGGGTGCTGCATATTTAGCGAAGAGTGGAAAGGGCGCTGCTCTTGCTAGTGCTGCTAAATCTGCAGTATCTGGCAGTAAACTTGGCGGAAAGGCTTTAGAAGCTGGTGGAGCTGCTAAGAGTGCTGCTGGTGGTGCTTTGACGACTGCTAAAAAGGCTGCTGGTGAGGCTGCTTCAAATGTTAAGAAAAAGGCTTCTAAAGTTGCATATGACGCCAAGAAACGTGCTGGTGAGGCTAAAGATAAATTCGATAGATCCGAGATGGGTGCCAAGGTTAGAGGTGCTAAAGTTACAGCTGGCATTCATGCAGCTGAAGCCCGTGACAAGCTTAAGAGTGCGGCTTCTACTGCGAGAGATAAAGCACGTGGCGCAAGACTCGATGCTGCTACTGGCGCTGCAGCTGTAAAGACTATAGCTAAGGATAAAGCTGGAAAAGCTTTAGAGAATGCTAAAAGCGCTACTTCAGGACTTAGAGAGAAAGCTGGCAACGCTACTTCAGGACTTAGAGAGAAAGCAAGTGGAGCTACTTCTAAGGCTAGAACTGCTGCATCGAATCTTAAGGAAAGAGCTGGCGGAGCTACTTCTAATCTTAGAGAGAAAGCTGGTAACGCAGCATCCACTGCGAGAGAGAAAGCAAGTGGAGCTACTTCTAAGGCTAGAACGGCCGCATCAAATCTCAAGGAAAGAGCTGGCGGTGCTGCATCTAATCTCAAGGATAAAGCTAGTAATGCAGCCTCTACTGCGAGAGATAAAGCACGTGGCGCACGGCTTGACGCAGCAACTGGTGCTGCAGCTGTAAAGAATATTGCTAAGGATAAAGCTGGAAAAGCAGTCGAGCGAGCTAAGGGAGCTGCTTCTGGACTTAGAGAGAAAGCTAGTGGTGCGGCTAGTAAAGCAGCATCTTCAGCTAAGAATGCCAGAACTGCTGTTTCTAATGCCGCTTCTAATGCTAGAACTGCTGCGTCTAATGCTGCTTCAAATGCTAGAACTGCCGCTTCTAATGCTAGAACTGCTGCGTCTAATGCTGCTTCAAAGGCTTCAAGTGCTGCAAGTACAGCTAAAACAAAGACTGCAAATGCCGTTGATAATGCTAAGACAAATGCTTCAGTTCTGAATCAGGCTGCAAAGAAGGCCACTAGTAAAGAAAGTGCAACTAAGAGAGCTGCTTCTAAGCAGAAGGATTTCTCAGAAATGACTGAGAAAGAACTAGATGAATTCTTCACGAGTAAAGATCCATGGGTCCTTTAAGGAGGTGATATTATGAGTGAGCTATATCACCACGGTATCAAAGGTCAGAAGTGGGGCGTGCGTCGCTATCAAAATCAGGATGGTTCATATACTGATGAGGGTAGAAGACGACGCGGCTTTGGTTCATTTGAAGACCGTCGAGCTCGTAGAGAACAAAAACGTAATGAAAAATTAATGCGTAAGCAAGTCAAAGAAGACCGTAAATGGGCTCAGAAAAATAGAGCACTTCTTACTGATGCTGAACTAAATGCTAGAATCAATCGATTGCAGAAAGAGAAACAGTTTAACGACCTTAGTAAGCAGGATATTGCACCAGGAAAAGAGAAAACATTGAGTTTGATTGATAAATACGCCAATCAAGCAGCTGGTGCGATTGTTGGTGCTGCTGTATCCGGAACAATTGGTATTGCTATATCTGCGCACACTAATCGTGAATTGGCTAAGAAGGGCTATCACGTTAAGGGCTATGATGAAAATGGTAACACCTCAAAGGGTAATAATGGAGGACAGCAACCGCCAAAACCAAAGCCAACTCAACTTAGTATGTAGAAAGAAGGCAGCATGAGCCTATCGGCAACTGCTGTGCCAAAATATTATGGTCTGTTTAGAGATGCCGTGAAACGTGGCGAAATTCCAGTTAATGAAGAGATTTCTATGGAGATGAATCGTATCGATGACCTCATAGCGAATCCTGGGATATTCTATGACGACATGGCTGTAGAAGGCTGGATTAAATTTTGTAACAAAGAGTTGACGCTTACAGATGGCGGCGACTTAAATTTATTAGATACTTTCAAACTTTGGGGCGAGCAAGTTTTTGGTTGGTATTATTTTGTAGAGCGATCTGTGTATGAACCGTATCCCGATGGGCATGGCGGACACTATGTTAGAAAGTCGATTAAGAAACGTCTAACTAATAAACAGTTCTTGATAGTTGCACGAGGCGCTGCGAAGTCAATGTATGCTGCATCGATTCAAGCATATTTTGTTGCGGTAGACCCTACTACAACAGATCAGATTGTAACAGCGCCTACAATGCGACAAGCTGAAGAGACACT